GTTTTAAACAGCCACTTGTCGAAACCTTGACGATTTCGCTCCAACACTGGCTAAGTCGATGGGTTTTGACTATATTGCCGTTTCAAAAGGCGGGTGTAGTTCAATGGTAGAACGTAGCACCTCGCCACAGCCCCCGAATTTAAAGGCCCTCAGCGGCTCCCCATCTCACAAATCCCGTTTCATCTCACAAATTATCATTTTGCCGGCCTGATCATCTGCTTTTTACGGCGGTAGTGTTTGCGTGTCATTGCCGGGTCTGTGTGTCGCAGCAACTCCTGGGCTCGGGTCTCATTCTCTGCATCGCTGCCCGCCTTGGCGCGAAGGTCATGCCGGGTGAAAGAGACCTCCAGATCCGTTTCTTTAATGGCCCTCTTTATCGATTTTCGCCATTCCCGGTCAAAGGATTCACAGCGACCATTGGCCCCCACATAGCAACCGCCATTGCTATTCGGGAACAGGTAAAGCGATGGCTTGGGCTTGGCTGCTCGAGCCTGCTCAATGGCTGCCCTGAGCGCTTCGGTCATCTCAAAGTGGGCATCCTTACCTGTCTTGCTGTCCTGAACATAAAGCGCATCTTTGGCAATGTGTGCCTCCATGATCCGCAAGGTGTCTGCCTTCCGGGCACCTATGAGCAGCACCAGGGCAGCAAAGGCCACTTGCTGTGGTTTGGCCACCGAGAGCCATGCAGCAAGCTCCCAGTCCTGAACATAGCGGTCACGCTCTTTCTTGAGCCCGTCCCGCTTGCCGAAATACTTCACTTCACCGGTGATCTGGTTCTGTTCAATCACGCCCCAGCGAACACAGTGGCGCAGCACCTGGTTCAATACCTTCAAATCGGTATTGGCGAGATTCATGCTTCTGGCCCTGGATACGCTGTCCATGTACTGATACACCAGCTGGGGCTTAATCATCACCACCTTGTTGTGCCCCAATCCCTGCCGGATGCGCTTCAGGGCGGCGCTGTACGATGCCTGGGTTTGTGGCTTCAGGGTGGGCAGAACCTCCACCGTGTAGCGATCAACGGCAGACGCGAGCACCTCTCCCGCCTCGATTTCCTTGATGGATGCGAATTTGCGTAGCGCCTTCGGGTAGGTGTCACCCAGCCGGTACCAGCTCTGTCCATCAAACATGTGCTTTTCTGATGGGTGGGGCCGGTAGTAGTAGGCCCCGAATTTGAACGCCCATCGCTTTGGTAGTCCGTTAGCCATAGAGGTTCTTCAGAAAGTCCGGATCAATGGTGCCCTTTTTCTCATCGGGCTCTTCACCAGCCAGCTTGGCCAGCGCCTGTGGGAATACTACCGGCCAGCCCTCATCATCCATTGCGTGAGGAATGCCCATGGCCCGGAGGGCATCAAGCTGTTTCGCCTTCCAAGACCTGCCTGTCAGCTCTTTGACCTGCTCTCTGCTTAATCGCAAGCTCATATCGTTTCTCTCAATCTAATTTCCCGCCACGGCGGACGGCCTCGCCCTCATCCGGGGCGGCGGTGTGCTGTCGGGTGCTGGCGGTCTCAACGAAATACACAGCCACCCACTGCCGGCGGAATTTCTCCACCACCATCTGCTCAAAGTCATTGTCCGACTCAGGCGCTGGGGCGCCGGATTCCCGGCGAACTACGGTATTGGTGACAGCCCAGAACTGGCAGGCAAGGCACTCTGCGCGGCTCTGGCTTCTGGCCTGCTGGTGGGCTTCATCAGCATGCGATCGGCCCCATCCAATCATGTCATCCATCAGCTGATTCTGTTCAGCGGTGGTCTGTGGTTGCAGCTCAGGGGGCAGGGGGAGGGTGATTTTAATGCTCATCGATGCGCCCCTTCCGGTTAATGATCTTCTCCATGCCTTTCGGCATAGCTATCAGCCCCTCATCCTCGATCAGCTTGTGCACTAGGTCACGGCTGACGGTCACGGTCAGATCTTTGCCGCCCTGAAGAATGTGAGTGTTCGACTTTTCGGCTTCCTTGCGGGCCTTCGTATAGCCCCAGCAATGGCCAAGGCAGAAGGCCCAGACACACGAGAAAATCAAGGCAAGGGTCAGGTCATCCATGGGGCGCCTCCATGTTAGTAAGAGCATCTAAATGGTCCGCCCACGAACAAATTTGAATTCGCCGGGAAAATTGCAGCTTCTCGCCCTGCAGAATTTCGCGAAGTATTCTGGTGCTCTCAGCAAGCGCTGTTTCCAGAGCCAAAGCTCGATCCGTTGTGGCCGTGACCAGTTCCAGCCGGTCACTGGTCAGCTGCTCAAGATGGGCAATGCGAGATACAAGTGGATTCCTTGGGCACTGCTGGTCATGCTCAACGATCTTGGCGTGAGCAGCGGCCATGTCGGTGACTTCCCTGGTGTCGTAAATAACCGCCTCACCGCAATAAACGCACATAGCTGCATGGCTTTTACTCATGACCAGCCTCCTTGCCCAGGGTGCATACAGGCACATACCCGTGGGCTGACCGGTGAACATTGATCCCGATGACCGCAATGTCATGCTCACCAGGGCCGTACAGCGCCAGCATTGTGGCCTGCACTGACTCTGGGAGCTGGCTGACCGGCTGGCGGCTGAAATCCCGCACAGTGCTGCTCAGGCGGTTTTTCTTGCCATACCCACGGGAGAGGGTGGCCGGGCGACCGGGATAGCAGTTCTTTTCGTTCCAGCGCGGCCCATACAGGCGGTATTCGTTTACCTTGCTGCCATCGTCAAAGGCGTCGTAGTGCTCGGCCTTCAGGGGGATGAATAGGGGTTTCATACGCGCTCCTTGTCTTGTTGCCGGATGTCGGCAAAGATTCCTGGGGAAAAACGGATGAGGTTCTTCAGATGGGCGAAATCGACAACCTTCACGATGACCATGTAACCGACTTGGGTGGCTACAGGGTTCATATCCGATCCAGCCGCGAAGATGACCACTCCCCCTGGAAGGTAACGGTGACGATCTATAACAAGGCGGGAGGCGTTCAGGTTTCGGAATACAAGAAAGAGGGCGGCTATCGTCTGCTCGACGAGGCCAGATTCAATGGGATTCTGACTGCTCGGGATTTGCTGGTGGATTTGATCTAACTTAACGTCCCTTTGACTTGCTTGGCCGACCTGGTTGAATCTTCCTGCATCGGAACAGAAGGAATTGGTATGGATTGGTGTGGTGCTGACCTCGGATGCTGGGGGTACTGGTTTGATGCCAGCGGAGTCAGATGGGCTCAGGTTGTGGTGTCCGGTGTCATCGCTTGGCTGGCCGTTAGAGGTCCCAAGAAAGAGCGGGAATACCAGGAGGGCAAGCAAAAAGAAGAGCGCCTTCGCCAGCACCGAAAAGAGCAGCAGAATCGGTTGGAACACGCGATAGGCGTTCTCAGGGTAATGCTGGCAGCTGCAGGCAGACTCGAAAAAACAGGCAACCTTCTGGATCAATGGCTGAACGATGAAAACCGAGAAACAGCTCAGATCCGCCGAATCCGGGCCGACCTTGAGATTGATGATCGCTCTTGTTCTGCAATACCACTCTCTGAGCTGTCTGATCAGGTCATGATTGATTCTGTTTTGGAAGTCAGCAGGCAGGCAAAACTCTTGATGCTTGCCATCGATTACTATGTGAGCACTTTTCGCCCGGTTTCCGGGGGCGACTTGGTCAACGTTTCCATATTGGAAAGAGGGCATGCATTCAAAAACCTGGACACAGCAAGGCTTTACCTCGAATTGGCGGACATAGAAAAAGCCGTTAAAGAGGCGCTGAGCATCAAGCTCCAGGATCTGGAAAGAATTCTGTCTATGTTTCACGCTGAATCCTCCCCATAACGCCTGCCGGTCGGCTCCAGAACGGCCATGCCAAAGGCCCAGATGCCGGCGCCGATCAGCACCACCAGCATCATTGCCAGGAAGGCCCAGAGCAGGATCATCGCTTCTTCTCCAGCAGGGCGGCGGCGCGGCGCAGGTCGCCCAAATTGAAAACCGCATCAGACAGCTCATCAGGGTTTCCGGGGCCGCAGATCATTGGAATGTCCGAGCCATCGCCAAGCTCGTTCCAGCTCCTTGCCTCCCGAGAAAACGGCTCCAGCGCCCTCTCAAGCTCGGCAATGCGCTCACGGGCTGCGGTTAGTTGGGCTTCTTTTTGGTGAAGCTTATTCTCAGCGTCATCCAACATTTCTGTTAATTTGCAGGCCGCTTCGTGAAGGCTTTCAACAGTGTCTGGCTCGGAAGATGCCTCAGGGGCACCCATCAAATATGGGTTTTCTTGGCGGCAGCCACCACAAAGCAGAGAATCGTCGATCGACATCGACTTTTGCCCACAACGTTTGCAGTTAATCAGCTTATCCATCACTCTTCCTCGCTGGTGGGGCAGTCGCTGAAAATGGCTGTAGCGCCGTCCATAATGGTCGTTGTGGCGGTGCTAACATCAAGGCTCGCCATTCCCAGGAAAACCCAGAAGCCGAACCAGGCAATGCCATTACCTAAATGTTTTCCAGCATCTCCGCTCATGCATCACCCCCATCGCTATCAGACTGCCGCAGGCGGACGGCTTTGGCCCGAGCGGCGTTTGCGGCAACATCAAGCCTCTCGCAAAGCGCAGGGAGTGCTTGCACAAGGTCTCGCGGCACAAGCTCGCCTGCAAACTCCTCCAGCGCCTCTGCCTTAATCTCAGCCTCGCGCTTGGCATCATCCTTGCGTAGGCACCGGGAAAGTAGCGCCTCTGTTTTTTCGGTCCAGTGATCAATGGCGGGCTTGTCGTTTTTGGCCTGAGCTACGCCCAGGCATCGGGCGGACTCGTAGAGACAAGAGGCAAGCATGTGCGGCGGAATAACCTGCCGCTTGGAATTTGGCATGGTGTCGAATGCCGTTTCCCATGGGCAGTTGCAGCTGCTGTGATCACCAATGTCGATACCAAAATGCTCACCAATGGCACCTGCCAGCTTGTCGGCCCAATCTTGGGCGTGGTCGCGTTCGTCAATCAGCTTTCCGCATTCCTTCTCGTGCTGGCTGTAAGGAATTGGTGGCAGAGCCTCCCGCTTGGCATCGCCAGAAGGGGCGGCGAGCAATGCAGTTGCTGCTTGGTACGCAAAGTGAATGCGGCGCAGCCAAATATCACGAATGCTCTCTATGTCGTCGCCAGCAAGGGCCTCTACCCACCCCTCGGAAAGGGCAGCGTCGAAGCATCCTGCCACTTCTCGTAGTCCGTCCCATGCAGCCCCTGTCTTTCCGCCATCAGCAGAAGTGACGGCTTCGTCGTCAGTGCTGGTAACAAACGTCTGGATAGAATGGTCGTAGCCCGTCACTTGCTTGAAATCACCGTGCTCATCCTTGTTGCCAGAAGGGGCGGGGAGGGTGAGGGAGACTGCTCGCCACCCTCGAGCCTTCGCGTCTTGGGGGATAAAAGCGTCGTATTCGGCGAAATGAATTCCTCCGTCAAACCACTTAACCCAACCGACAGCCTCCCACCTAGCCTCACCAGAAGGCGCGGCGGTGAGCGCATCTCTTGCGTGCATCAACTTGAACCGGATCGCGCAGAAAGCCTCGTGAAGCGCCCGAGCATAGGCCTCATGAGAGTGCGCGTGCGGGTCAGGCAGAGGCTTTGATGGCAAGGACAAGGCTTGCTTGATAAAACCCAGGGCGATCTCTGTGCTCTCAGGCACCTGCGCGGGCTGGGGTGCGGCAGGAATTCCGGCCTCATCAATAGGCAACCATTCATCTTTCTCGGGGTTGAACGGGGCGCCCTCATCCAGATCGTGGCGATCCCAGAAATATTCGCCGCCACCAAAACCATCATCGCCCTGGTCAAATTCGTAAATTTCGTGCTGGAGCACACCTTTCAGCCTGATCAGGTACTTGGCGCCAATATGCGGCCAGTGCTCGCCGTGCTTGGCGTTCCGCCAGCCGACCACCTCCCCCTGCTGTGCGCCAGATAGGGCGGCTTTGACTGCGGACACCATTTCCCAGTCATTTGAGCAGCCAACCAGCTTGCCGATTTCCTCAACGATGCCTTTCTGGGTGCGCGCTTCCTGTGCCCAGATTTGGGCCTGCTGTGCTGCGTTATCCTTGCCCTCTACGGGGTTCAGAGCGTCCAGCTTTTCAGCCACTGCCAGCATTTCGTCATGTTCGGCCTTGGCCTTATCTTCGCTCTGCCAATCCCCGCCCAGGGTGTGGCTCTGGCGGATGCTCTCGGCATCCTCCCGCAAGATTTCAGCTGCTCGTTTCAGTGCGTTCATGCGACCTCCGTTAATCGGTATTCGCCAGGTTTCACTCTTTCGAAGTGAGCACCTGCAATCTGGCGGATCTTCTCGCGCCAATGCGGGTTGTCTGTGGGGCGGTTGTTTTCAATGCAGGCATAAATCTGGGGCAGGGTTGCTTGGCCTCCACAGATACGAAGGGCCGCATAAACGGTTTCGCGCCAGACTCCAGCTTTGCTGCCGTTCCCCACGAACAGCTCCCGGAATTCCCGTTTAAGCGACTCGAGTGCGTGCACTTCGCTGTACAGGAACAGCCCCGACATCACCGTTTTCCGTTCCTTGGTGAAAGTGGCGAACATCAGGGGCTTGGTGATGCGCTCGAACAGATTCCGGGGCACCAGTTCCTGGGCAAGGGACCAGCGGCGGGAATAGCGCATCACGGTGCCGGCGGTCTGGAACATATAGACCGGGAGCAGAAAGCCCACGCGGCCTTCGTACTCCAGCTGCTCGTAACAGCGGTCCAGAAAGCTATCCACCAGCGAAGCCTGGAAGGGAGGGTTCCCGATCACTACCGTTGGCCGACGCGGCAGGTCCACGGTGCAGAAGTCGCCCACAATGACCTCTCGGCCAGAGTTGGCCACGGCCAGGCTCGCCATATCCGGATCAATCTCAACGCCGTAGGCATCCACGTTTTCAGGTATGGCCATGAGGAACCGCCCATCACCACAAGACGGCTCTGCTACAACATCACCGGGCACCAGCGCAGGGAAGTGCCGCTTCACCAGCATTTCAGCGGCCCAGGTAGGGGTGAAATATTGGTCTAACTTCACGCGGCCTCCTTGTTGCTCTGTACCCCGAAATACTCAAGCAGGCAGTCCAAAGCATCACGCAGGGCTTTGCCTTGCAGGCTGATACGGGCCTGAAGTTCTTCCATGGCATCATCGGCGTCCAGGGCATCAATGTTCTCCTGGAGCAGGTCCAGCGCTTTGATCCGTTTAATCTCCAGCTTGTCGTTCACATCCAGCTCTAGGCTGTCCTGCCAGCAAAGATTGATGCGGGTGGCGACCATGCCGGTTTCCAGATAGGCAAGGTTCTCTTCCTGAACCAGGTCAACGCCGGTGAACTTCACCGCGGCGCCCTCATCCTTGGTGCCCTTCAGGTCACCACGATCACCCAGGGTGAAGCCGTCCGGGATCAAGGCGGTGTCACGTAGCCAGTTGCTGAAGCTGGTGTGGGGTGCAGACGTGGGAGCCGGGTAGGCCACCGGCAGGGAGCCAAGGGCCTTGCGCAGTGCTGCCACCGCTTCTTCCGCACGGCTGGCAGAAGCAGAGTCCACCAGCAGGCGCTGACGTTCTTTGTCGATCAGCAGATTGATCCGGCGAGACTGGGTGAATGCCCGGGGCATCAGCTCGAAGACGATCTGTTCCTTCATCTCGGCTTTTTCTTTGCGGCCGACCTTTCGGCCTTCCTCTTGCTGGATCTGCTCAACCTTCTCATCGAGCATTTCCTTGATCACCGGCCCGGGCAGCAGGCGGGTGGTCTCCTGGTGGGTCAGCAGAATGAAGCCGTCCACCTCATAGGCCATGGCGTCATGGCCCTTGATCGGTGGCACAAAGCCGTCTGTGCGCAGGCTCTGGCTGCCACAGGGCTGGCAGCGGTGCTGGTCCAGGTTCTCTTCCAGCTCAGCAACCGAGAAGGAAAGCGGCTCATCAGCCAGGAAAACGATCAGGTTCTTAATCCACATAAGTCACTCCACACTATGGGTTTGGTATTCGGGACGTTCGGCAGTCAGGATCACCACAGAAACCGTGGTGCCCTTGAATTCGTTGGTGTAGATGCGGGACCACTTCATGTCCCAGCCGGATAGGAGATGCTGCCCCTTGGCACTTGCGGGCAGGATTGCCACCAGGCGGCCATCTCTCTTCATGACCTTGCTGGCAGCCAGCAGGTGTTCTTGCCACCGGCCCTGGCTGTACGGGGGATTCATCACTACCCGGTCGTAACCGCCGCCGCGGTATTCGCCAGCCAGTTCAAGGAAGTCCAGGCATGCTATTTGGCGAGGAGGCCCAACACGCTGGTACCCCTTTGCCTTCAGCACTTCGCAGTGCAGCTGGCTGATCTCATAACAGGTAACGTGCGCGTCTTCCGGCATGTGATCTGCCAGGCTGCCGATGCCGGCGCTTGGCTCCAGCCAGTTCATTCCCGGGGTGGACCCTGCAGCTGCTATTTCCACAGCATCACGCGCAATGCTCTCGGGGGTGGGGTAGAACTGGTGTGTCTTCTGATCTGGCACGCAGCCGGCGGCCACGATCTCCCTGATTACCTCTGCTGGGTCATAATCGAACCGGTAGTGATCGCCCTCCGGGACACCGCCAATGCTTTCCAGAATCCGGACAGCTTGCTGGCGAACATGCTTGTCCAGTTTCTGGCTGTACTGGAACGCCCGGGTGTTGGGTATTCTGATGATGCGATCGCCATGGGGGTCACCAATTTTGGTGACTTCTTCCATTCCCGCCAGCGCCCCAATCACGGCGAACGGCAGGGGCTGCATGATTTCTTTCCACACCTTTGATTTCGCCCGCTTCACTGGCTTGCGGCGAAGGCTTTCCGGAATGGCGGAGGGGTAAAGGGTGGCCAGGATGGAGTTAAGCCGCCAAGCCATGTCCGGGTGCACCTCAAGATGGGCGGTGCCCTTGAAATACACGCGAATGCGAAGAGCGCCACCGTCCACCAGCATCCAGTCGCCCACCTGCTGGTAAGCGGCATCAATAACTGCCCTGGTCGTGCCATGACGGGGCTCATCACGGCCCATGAACTTGGCGATAACTGCACGCAGATCATTCAGATGGCCCTCTGCCTTCCAGCAGGTCAGGCCGATGCTGTCCTTCACGTACATGATCATGCGTTTGCCGAATGCCTGGGGGCAGTTGGTGACGTGCTCACCGGAGAGGGCGCGAAAGGTTCCGTCTACCTTCTCGGCCAGGAACTGGCTGCGCATGTTGAGCAGATCCAGAATTGTCGGCCGCACCGTCTCTTCATCGAAGTCAGGGGCTTTCTGTTCGCGGATCTGGTCGTTCCAGTCATCCCGGCGCTTCTGCGGCATGTAGTCGTACACGTCCGTCATATTCAGCGCTTTTGCCCAGTAGCGGCTGTTCAGTGCGGCAATGGCACCCTCTGCGGCAAACAGCTTGCTCGTATCCGTCGGCAGGCCTCTGGTGCGGTCAGTGTTTCCGTCGATAAACAGCGGCATCACCTGGGCCACTTCCGGGCCGTTGACGAACTCGGCAGCCTGATCAACCAGGCTCCGCTCGCGCTGGTACTGGGCCAGCAGATTGTCGAACAGGTCAGAAGAGGCCGGGGCAAAGAACTCTTCGCCCTCAATGAGAGACCCGGTATCAATGTGTGCTGTCATGCGGCACCTCCGAAGAGATCCAGCTGGCCGACCATTTTCCCGACGCCGGCAATATGGTTTCTGCGGCGTTCGGCAGCCCAACTCAGCAGCGTTGCCCGAAAGCTACGCTGTGCAGGGTTGCCGCGCCGGGCGCGGGCCTGCTGGACGAAAACGCGAGCCATGTACAAATCCGTCATGATTCCTCCAGGTGTTTCAGTGCGACTTCATCGCATTGCTTTTGCCATTCCTTCAGGCCCTCACGGCCCCACTGGTGGCCACCAGTGCAAACCGTATGGATAGGGCAGCCATTGCACCCTTTCCCATGCTCATAGCGGCTATCACAAAGCTGGTACCGGGGAGCCTTGGGGTTCCTGGGTATGAAGTTCGCTTTGTCAGCCGGGAACATGGGGATCTGGCTCATGCGGAGCTCCCAGGCAGGGCGATCGCGGTTGCAATATCCCGCACCCATACCGGGGTGCTGCTGAGTACGAAGGTTTCACCGGTCATGGCCAGCAGCAGGGTTTCGCCCATAACGGAGGCGATGGCTTGGGCTGCCGGCGGCGGTACCGCGTTGCCGATGCGCTCCCGCCATGCGGAATCGCTGAGGCCGTCCAGCTCCAATTTCTCCATCGGATCCACCAGCCCCTGCAGGGCTGCCAGTTCCAGGGTGGTGAAGGGGCGGTGCCAGGTTCCGTCGAGGGCGCGGATCATCGCGACAAGGCGGTCGGTCTGGGCTGGAATAGTTTCGGAATAATTTTCATCGCTTTCTGTAAAGCGCGGGTCGGCTACTGACCACCGGCCATTATCGTGACTGGCAAAGCCGGACACGGCCCCGCAGCTGGCTGCCCAGGGCACCACGCCGTAATGGCCACCGGTCAGGTAGTGGTCACCACGCTGCCGCTGGATACCCGGGCGAGGGTCGGCGACCGCAAAGGCGCCCTGGCCGGTGGTACTACCCGAAATCACGGTACCGGCGGGGCCATTAAAGTCGGTAACCCGGTATTTGCCGGTGAAGCTGTTGCCGCGGGGGTCGGCTACTGCGTATGCGCCAGAATCATCACCGCCAATAACTGTTCCGGTACGCTTATTCCATGGCGTGACGGCATACTTGCTGAAAAGAGGCCGTGCAGGCGGGCGAGGGTCCGCCACGCTGAATGAGCCTTGGCCGGGGGACTGCTGGCCTGTGACGGTACCTGTGGGGCCATTCCAGCGGCGCACACCGTAGGCCTGTCCCTCTTTCCACTTGGCGCTGACGGCAAAGCGCGGGTCGGCCACGGAGAAACTGCCGTTGCTGGGAGTGTTGCGTCCGGCGACAGTGCCCATGGACTGGTCCCAGCCGTTCACGCCCAGGTACCCGGCCCGGTATTCGGGAACAATCAGGTAATCGCGCAAGTTGCCGTCCTCGACCGCCAGCTTGTTCAGGCTTCGCCAGTCGCTGCCGGCCTCGACAAAGGCCAGCCGAACCCACGTTTTCCACTGGAGGCGGGGGATGCGATGCATCGGTCCTGCCATGCCGTCACCGGGCATAGGCATATCGCCCAAGATGTCGCCCACGGCGCGAAGCGGGCGTTTCACCGGTTCATACAGGAATGCCGGTACCTTCTCCTGGTGACGGGCCACCAAAAGGAAGCGTTTACGGCTCTGGGCCAGTCCGCCCAGCTCGCCACAATCGTGGGTGGTTTCCGCCACAGCATAGCCGTAGGCCTGCAGCAGAGCGCAGATCTGGTCCAGCAAGGGTCGGCCACGGTTGGCAATCCGGGGGACGTTCTCAAAGATCAGCATTTCAGCCGGATCATTTTTGAAGGCCTCCAGCGTCAGCCAGATGCCGCGCAACGTCAGGCCGTTGAGAGCTTGGTACTTCGGGGTCGCGCTCTTGCTTTGGGAAAGCAGACCGCTGAATCCTTTGCACGGAGCGGACAGGAATACGATATTGGGGCTCTCTCCGCCGGCTGCTGCACGGATGTCCGCAGGGGTGGCTTCCGTCCAGCCTTTCGGCGGTTCTTCGCCGTGAAAGATGGTGTACTGATCACGGTCGAACATATCCAGAACGGTGCCGGGCACGCCGGCAAGCGTCTTGAAGTCTTTGATGGCCCCGGCATCTACGTCCACGCCACCGATGCAGCGGAACTCCGCCTCAAGGGCGCCTACTCGAGCATGGCCTTTATTGAAGCCGGCAGCGCCGCCGCCAAGGCCACAGAAAAGGTGGAAGTGCTTGAATTCTACTTTCTGCATTTTATTTCCTTGTTATCGGCTGGTTAGAAGCTGAATTCCCAGCGGTACCCGGCGGTGACCACGTTGAATCCGTGGTCTTTACCGGTTTCGATTGAGCTGACGTGCTGGGCTTCGATCAGAAAGCCGCGGTACTCCACGCCAGCGACGAAAGAGCCAACGGTGTCGGGTAGATCCATCTTGTGGACGCTCTTGCGGCGCTCGCCTTCGTAGGTCCAGCGTTCCGTCATGCCGATCTGGTAGCCCAGCCCGCCCTGCAGGTAGAGGGTTGGTTCAGCCATTGCGAGGCAGGGGGCCAGGGCCAGCAGGGGGACAAGGGCCTTCATCACGCCACCTCGCGGCTTTGTTCGGCAGGAGCTTCAACAATGTCGTCACCCAGGTGGATAACGGCATCAGCCAGCGGCCATACATCAGGCGAATGGGAGATAAAGAACTCACGGTCATACCCGCCAAGCTCGAGCACCCGGCGTTTCATGCGGACGAATTGCTCTTTCTTCTGGGGATCCAACGCCCCATCAGATTCGTCACTGAAGAGGGTGTGATAGACCTGCCCGGACTGTTGAGCCTGGTACAGGGCGATTGCCCGGGTCAGCGCCTCATTGATCCAGATGCGCTCACCGCCGGACATTTCCCGGACCGATTTGGATTCATCGGTGTCGGCATCCAGAACGACGATGTCGAAGGTTTCCTTCTGAGCTCCGGTGCTTTTCACTTCCGCCTGAGTGTCGATCCGGACAGAGAAGCGCGGCCCGTAGCAGGACATCAGCAGATCATTGGCCAGAGAGGAGAGGGTGGGGCCGGCGTCATCGATGGACAGCGCCAGAATCCCGTCACGGCCCAGCGCGGTTTGCAGGCTCAGCCAGTGGGCAATCTCGGCTTCCAGATGCTGGCTGTTGGCCTTGAGGTCGTCAGCTTTGCCAAGCTCTTCCTGCATGGCGGCCAGCTGGCCCTGGCTGTGGGCGATGTTGCCACGGGCGGTTTCCAGCTTTTCCCGTGCTTGCTGTTCGTGATGCTCATTGGCTTGCAAGCGGGCGCGGGCAGATTCCAGCGCCGACTGATCGCCCGGTACCGGGATGCGGGCGAGCTCTTCTTCCAGTGCCTGCTGGGCAGAGGTGTGCTTTTCGAGAGCGGCATTCTTGCGGTCATTCAGGGTGTTGCGGCGGGTTGCAAACTCGCTATGGGCGGCCTGTGTTTCGGCTTCCTTGGCTTCCAGCAGTGATTGAGCCTGCGCCAGATCTTCTTGAGCACGAGCTTTGTTCTGTTGTGCCTGTTCCAGCTCACCGGCGCGGGCTGCCAGGCGTTCGGCTTCTTCCAGTTCAGAGCGGGCTCGGGATAGCGCGGCTTGCGCACCGGACAGTGCTTGCTCGGCAATGGCCAGCCCCTCAACCTTGGTGGCCAATTCATCACGCTGCGTCTTCAGTTGGCGGTATTCCTCGCCTTTGGCCTCCAGCTCCCGCTCAGCCTCTGGCAGGCGCCCCTTGGCTTCCAGTGCCTCAGTGAGTAGCTTGCAACGGCCCTGCATGTCAGTGCCTTGGCATGGCACTTCATCGGTCAGAGCGCAGCGGTTTCCCAACTCGGTTTTATGCTGGCGGGCTCGGTTCCCGGCAGAGATCAGCTCACCCAGGGTGCGATCCACCTGATGCAGCTCGTTGCGCGCACTGGTAGCGTCGCTGGCCTTGGTGCGGGCGGCTTCCAAGGAAACCTCAGCGTCTGAGACGTTCTGGCGCAGATCCGGAATGGCATTCTCGGCCTGCTGGATGGTTTCACGCTGGCTCAGTACTTGGTCTGCTTGGGCGATCTGTTGATTCAGGCGCTCAATGCTTTGGCGATGACGGGCCTTTTCCTGATCATGCTGGGAAAGGGTTCGCTGCTCCTGGTTGTCCAGCTCCGCTTCATCTTGGCGGATGGACTGCATCAGGGCCTCATAGTCTGCTTTGGCAGCGTCGATGCGTCCCATGACATCCTGCCGGCGGATCCGCAGGGCTTCGGCGTCCTGCTGTTCCTTCTCCATTTCCGCTACGGCCATCGCTTCACGCTTGGCATCGTCCCGGTGGGTGTCGGCATCTTTGGCCAGTTGCTCGGCCTCGGCCTGCAGGGTGGCGATGCGGCCTTTCAGTTCGTTGGCATAGGTTTGCTTCTCATCCAGGCTGGCCAGGATGTCCCGGTTGCCTTTCAGCTTGGTCTTGAGACCCTTCACCACTTCGCCGGCCTTGTCGCCCAGCTCCTGAATGGTGTTGAGCTGTAGGACCTCGGACATCAGTGATTTGATGTCGCCATGGGAATAACTGGAGAGCTGGCTACGGCCCTGGGCACTGAATGCCGCAGTGAAGTACAGGCGCGGCGACCCCAGAACGCCTTCAACGCAGCGGTCATAGGTCTTGGCTTTGCCGTCGGAGCTGGTGCCATCCGGCAGGGTGACTGGCTCCCAGTCGCCGGCATCGTTCATCACCTGCAGGTATGCGGCGGTGCTCTGGGTTTTTTCGCGGAGCTTCCATTCAATCAGAGACCGGTACCGGCTCCCCTGGTGTTCCCAGATCAGTTCCTTGGCCGCATCGCCCGGGCCAACCAGGTGATCGAAGTAGCTGAAGGCATCCGGGCTGTAGCTGGTGCTGGTGCCCAGCTTGGACGGCATCAGCCGGAAGGGCTGGAGGTTATCCAGAACGGTGGTTTTGCCCCGGCCATTCGGCGCCACGATGGCCACTAACTGGGCATCACCGGCTTCCTTCTCCAGATCCAGATCGAATTCGTAAAGGCCCATGCCGGCCTGAATGCCTTTGAAGCCTTTCAATTTCAGTTTAAGCGGACGCATTGGCAGTCTCCCCGGCGTATTTGGTGATCAGGTCATCAGAGGTGTGGACCTGGAGGTCTTGCAGGCGGCCCAGAAGTTCGTCGGTACCGGTTTCGGTAACCTCGCCCCACATGGCCAGCTTGTCGCTCAGGCTTTCCTTGCGGGTCAGGCCTTCGGCGCGGGTGCGCTGGACAGGGTTAATGCGGCCTTCCAGCTTGACCTCGCATGCCATGTGCAGGGCTTCGCGCATTGCGGCTGGATCCACGCTATTGCGGTGCTCTTCATCGATGGACCAGCGGACACGGACATAGGCCCCGTCACATTCGCCACTGGCGGCGAATTCGCCCAACCTGGCCATGTCCGGAGGGCCATCAAAGGTGATGTCGATCAGGTTGCGAGCAGGGGTTTTGTTGAACGTGAAGTCACTGGCATCAGCGGCAACAGCCCATTCCAGCCAGCCGGTGTCATCGTGGTGGCCATGAATCAGGCGGGTCAGGCTGCCCGGGTAGGCGATCCGTCGGCCTTCGTGATCCCATGCGTTGTGAGCATGGATATGGCCGACCATGACGGCGGATGCCTGGGCAGAGAAAAGGGCGCCCGGGGTGAATTCATGATCTGGGCTGACCATGGCATAGCGGGACTCGGTGACGGATCCGTTCACGGTGCCGTGGGTGGTGAGCACCGTGGGGATACCTTCGGCACGAGCCTTCAGGTTGGTATCAGCCCAGCCCAGGCATACCTTTTCGATAAGCTCCGCCGGCGTGTCGCCATCTTGAACAACGGCCTTGAACTGGCCCTTATTGATGCTGGGAAGGCAGGAGACCAGCAATACTGGGACGTGCTTGATCAGCTCCTCCGCCTCAAAGCGGTATTTCCCTGATTCAATCCAGGCACCACCGACCAGCATCACCTGGCAGATACGGTCAGCCACATAGACCGGATACGTGCCGCCCAGGGTACGCAGAACGTCCAAGCTGCCCGGACGGTCGTGGCTGAAGGTGCCCTGCAGGACCAGTACCGGCATATGGTCAGCCAAATGGCGAACCTGACGCAGGAAGGCATGAACGGCAGGTTCATGGGTGTGAACCTGATGGTCGAAGCTGTCACCGCTGAGAATCGCGCAGTCAGCCCCGCTTTCAATAGCACCTTCCACGAAGGTGGTCATGGCCTTATCCACCCAGGACAAATGTTTTTGGCAATAATGGATGTCACTGGCGTGAGCCACTTTGATGGCATGCATGGCGTATCTCCTTATTAAAACGGGGTGTCGAGACCCTGCTGTTCTTTCCATTCGGTAATGCCGGTTTCCAGCCCTTCGGCCAGGGCTTCGTTGGCATCAGTGATGTCGGCAAGGGTCTTGCCCCAGTCCTTGTTCCCTGTGCGCTTCACCATCCATTCAGAGAAGGCGGCCGGGGCTATTTCGGTCAGCTCCAGCTTGTCGGCCACGTCCTGGCGAAGCTGGGCGATCTGCTCTCGCTCATTCGTTTCTGCCGGCGGCAGGTCATCGAATTCCGGTTCTTGCTCTTCGCCGCCGGGCAGATCGTCTTCAGGAAGGTCTTTGTTCAGGGTGAGGGCCGCAGCGGCATCGCCACCGGCCTCACCAGCGGTCAGCTGGCGCTGCTCGGCAGCCTTGAAGACCTGCAGCATGTCGATGTCGGCTTCCAGGGTGACCAGGTATTGCTTAACCCGGCGGGCCTCCCCGCTTTTCGGGTCGATCATGGACACCTCTTCCTCTGCCTTGGTCAGGTAGAAGATCGGCATGCCCTCATGAGTGCCGCTGATGCGCCCGCCGCGCAGATAGGAAACCATTTCCATCTTCTGCCGGGCCTGCTGCAGGGAGTAAAAGCTGGTGGTCGGCAGTTCGATAGCCGATGAGCCAGGCACTCCAGGAATGAAAAACAGCAGGGAGCCGCTCAGGGTGCACTTGCGGTTTTGGTATTCCGGGCAGTTGTCCGGGTCGCAAATGCCGGCGTTGTCCTGCCGGGGGATTACTGGCCGGCCACCAAAAGGACGGTGAGCCCGTCGGTTCTGGCCCTGGCCGCCAACCTGAACGCCCTGTTTGGTGTAGCAGTGACGGTTTCCTTCGGCGTCATAATCAGACCAGTACTGCAGCTGACTGCGGGTGTAGGACTTCAGTGCGTGAGGCATGTTGGCCTGCCAGCTGTCCGTGGCGAAGATCACCGGGAAGCGGGTAAGGCGAAGCTCTCCGTCTACCTCTTCGCCATAAAGCTCCATGATTCGATCTGCTACATCGGGAACCTTGAAATCAGAGCGGCGAACGGTGAAGTACGGGACGTTCTTGGGCATCAGCGGTGACTTGGTGAAGCCGCACTGCTGCACCAGTGCCTGCTCAATGCGGTCCCACGGGGAGCCAACAGCAACCCCCGCGTCATAGATGCTTTGGGCATTCTGGTGCTGTTTCGCCGCACCGGTGAGCACCTTGATGCCAGAGCGGATCTTGCCGCCCACCGGGATGCGGGCCTGGCTCTCACCCAGGACAGAAGGGCCATTGTTGATGGCCAGACCTGTTTGAGAGCTGCGAATAATCATGTCGCTCATGACTACCTCCTGAATAAAAAGGGGCGGGGAGCCCCGTGAAACAACAGATCAGCGCTGTCGTTCTGTTAACTGTTTCCAGAAGCGGTGGAAGCGATTCGGATGGCGTGCCCGGCGGGCTGCTTCCTGAATGTTTCGCTCGCGTGCTTCGTGGGCATCGGCCAGCATCTGGCGGCCAACGGCATTTGGTGGAACTCGGGTGACCAGGCTCATGCGTCTGCTCCTTCAGCTGCTTTCTTGCGCTTGTTGATCGATGTGAAGCTGCTTTTGCCTGTGACGCTGCTGGTCACGCCGAACTTGCGGATGGAGCCGCCGGCAGCCAGGAAGGCATCGATCTGTTCCTGAATACGCTGGCGCTCCATGCGCTTGGCGAAAGGTGCGGTCTCTTTCATTACGCCACCTCACGAAATGCAGGCAGGAGGGCAAAAAGGCGGTTGGCCAACTCTTTGTCTTCGTCATCCAGGAAACCGGACAGGCGAGCGATGAAGCGCTCAGCCGGATCAATGGCCATGGCTGCCGGAGCTTCTGCGTGCTCAACGGCTTTGCGGATCAGATCGAGTTCGCTCATCGGTGGCTCCTTAAAGCTGAACAACAGAAGCGGGAGTGTTCTGAACTGACACACCGGCAGAGCCTGCCCAGTAGGTGTACATCTCACGGTTCTCTTCCAGATCAGCCTGCGCAGCAGCTTCATTAGCGAAGCCGGATGCCAGACGGGATTCCCCGGCGAAGATGGCGAATTTCTTGCGGTAGGTGGCGATGGTCAGTTGCATGTCTGTCTCCTTGGTTCCGCGCTGTTGTTGTCGTGTTATTTGCTTAACGTGGGATCAGTATGAGAAATCTCATAAGTGCTGTCAATGAGATAACTCATAAAAATATGAGAAATACAAAGTAGGCCCAAAATGACCGGAAAAATTAGTGCGGAACTAGGCGTGACAGAGGGGGTCGAAGCCGACAGGCCGGGTACGCCTGCGGCCTGGGCAATGTTCCTTAAGGAATGAGGTAGGGGAGGTTGCGGCTACGTAGAAGGTTCAAATCAACATGCGGAAGGCCCGCCAGACGGCCTAATGTGTGACTTTGTCGTCTAATCTTGCAAAATTGGCCACCCGTATATACAGTGCGCGTCACTTATGGGGTAAAGTCGTATATACAGAAATCAGGAGTTCAGCGTTGTGGGGACAGGGATAGACCTTCACATAGACGAAAGCATAAAAAGAAAGCTGCTGGTAAAGCACAATGTAGAGTGCTTTGAAGTAGCAGAGTGCTTGGCAAACGTAACTCTTGGCTATCTAGAAGACACCAGAGAGTCGCATAAGACTAACCCCCCAACATATTGGTTTGTCGAGCAAACAGATAAAGGTCGGCACTTATTCGTGGCCTTTATGTTTATTGATGGGCAAGTTGTTTTGAAAACGGCTTTTGATGCAACGCCAGAGCGTCAAAACCTGTATCGCAAACTGGCAAGCTGATTATCTATTATGAAATGGAAAGGGGTGCAAGGCATGAGCGCACGTAAAAGGACCATTGAAGGCACTGCGGAAGCAT